ATGGAACGAAATGAGCACCAATGACGACATTCCGCTGATCCACCCCGCGCTGGTGGATGCCCTGAAGAAGCGGTTCCCGGTCCCCGTCCCTCGCCTTGAGGACGGGGATCGTCACATCTGGCACCGCCTCGGTGCGTGGAGCGTCGTCCAGTTCATCGAACGGACAGTCAAGGAACAGCAGGAGAAACCCGAACGTGTGCAGCCCGAACATCCCGGCACCTAAGCCCCCGCCGCCCCCGCCCCCGGCTCCCACCAAGATGGCCGAGGACGTCGCCGCTCCGACCGCGGTGAAGAAGCGGCGCAAGGCCGGCGGCTACGGCATCGACCTCCTGACCATCCCGATGTCATCCGATGGGATGCAGTCGGGTGCCCAGATCCCGGGAACCTGACATGGAATCAGCCAAGAGCCTCTGGATGAAGTTGGACGCCGGCAAGACGTCCTACGTCACCCGGGCCCGTGAGTGCGCGAAGCTGACCCTTCCGTTCACCTACCCCCCGGCTGGTGCGGGTCCTGTCACCGCCCTCCCGACCCCGTACAACAGCCTAGGTGCGCGTGGCGTGAACAACCTCGCCGCGAAGCTGCTCCTCAGCCTGCTTCCCCCCAACACCCCGTTCTTCCGGTTCACCATGAGCCGGGAGATGGTCAGGCAGGCCCGTTCCGAGGCCCTCCTCGGGGAGCTCGACTACGCCTTCTCCGAGATGGAGAAGGAGATCATGGACGAGATCGAGGGGATGCAGACCCGCCCGATCCTCTACGAGGCGATGCGCCACCTCCTGATCTGCGGCAACGGCCTGCTCGAGTTGACGGGGAAGGGCAAGTGGCGGTTCCGCGGCATCGAGAACTACTCGGTCGAGCGTGACTCCTCCGACAACCTCATGCACCTGGTCACCAAGGAGACGGCGTCCACGGACGTCCTCCCCGAGGAGATCCGGGCGATTGCCTACATGGAGGGCGGGGACTCCGACCGTGAGGTCGACGTCTTCACCATCGTCTGCCGCCGAGACAAGGAGTACGAGTCGTGGCAGGAGTGCTGCGGCGTCGAGGTCCCGGGATCCCGGACGACCTACGGGCTCGATGAGCTCCCCTACATCGTCCTGCGGTGGAACCGCGTGGCGAACGAGGACTACGGTCGCGGTCTCGTCGAGGAGTACCTCGGGGACCTGATCTCCCTCGAGGCGCTCACCCGGAGCATCGTTGAGGCAAGCCTCGCGGCCAGCCGCATCCTGTTCCTCGTCAACCCCAACGGACTCACCTCGAGCCGTACCTTGCAGGACGCCCCGAACGGCGCGATCCGCGAGGGCAACCCCGAGGACGTCGGGGTCCTCCAGGTGCAGAAGTACAACGACTTCCGGGTCGCCCTCGAGACCATGAACGGGATCAAGGAGCGGCTCGGCCAGGCGTTCCTGCTGAACACCGCGGTGCAGCGCAGCGGTGAGCGCGTGACGGCCACGGAGGTCCGCGCCATGATCGCGGAACTCGAGTCCTCCCTCGGGGGCGTCTTCGCCACCCTGAGCGAGGAACTCAGCACCCCCCTGGTCACCCTGGTGATGAGCCAGATGCTCCGCCGCAAGAAGCTGCGGAAGATGCCGAAGGGTGTCGTCCGCCCGATCATCGTCACCGGCCTCGACGCCCTCGGTCGTGGGCAGGACCTCCAGAAGCTCGATGTCTTCCTCGCCGGCGTCCGGGATGCCCTCGGGCCGCAGGCCGTGGCGCAGTACCTCAACGTGCAGGGGTACCTCACCCGCCGTGCGTCGAGCCTCGGTCTCGACCTCAACGGACTGGTCAAGAGCCAGGAGCAGTTGCAGGCTGAGGCGCAGCAGGCGCAGCAGCAGGGAATGATGGAGAAGCTCGGCCCCTCGGTGATCCAGGGCGGAGCGAAGTTGATCGGGCAGTCCATGCCCCAAGGACAAGGAGAAATGACAGTTGGCTGAAGCGACCCCGGCGTTCAATTCTGACCCTTCCGTCGGCCCCAACGACGCGGCTTACGCCGCCCGTGCGGAGGCCGCAGCCCAGCAGGCGGCAATGGCCCATGAGCCTGCGGGTGACTTCGACATCGCCATCGCTGCGGACCCGGCAACGGGTTCCCCGAAGGCCGCGGAGTCACCCGCCCCGCTTGCGGGGAAGTTCAAGGATGCCAAGGAACTCGAGAAGGCGTACCTCGAGTTGCAGAAGAAGCTCGGCGGGGAGAAGGAGGCGGAGCCGAAGCAGCAGGAGACCCCCGCCGATGTCGCCAAGATGATCGGCGCTGAGGCGCTCAACGACTTCGTCTCCGAGTACCGGACCGCCGGCAACCTCTCGGAGGAGTCCTACGCGAAGCTTCAGCAGATGGGGCTCGGCAAGGACGTCGTGGACGCCTACATCGAGGGACAGAAGGCCGTCGCAGAGCGTCAGACGGAGTCCGTCTACGCCACCGTGGGCGGCAAGGAGAACTTCGCCGAGATCCTCCAATGGGCGTCCACGGGGCTTCCCCAGGACGAGCAGGAGGCTTTCAACGGGATCATGGCTTCCGGCGACATGAAGGCCGCAGCCTTCGCCGTGAAGAACCTCGCCGCCCGGTACTCGCAGGAGATGGGCAAGCCCACCCGCATCGAGGGAAAGACGGTTGCGACCCCCTCTGGGTTCCGCAGCAAGGCGGAGATGATCGCCGCGATGAGCGACCCCCGCTACGGTCGTGACGCCGCCTACCGGCAGGAAGTCGCCCGGAAGATGCAGGCGTCCCGGTTCGTGGAGAACTGATGCTCCGGGTGCTGCTCCTCGCCCTGCTCATGGCGGGGTGCAACCCGGTTCAGCGGATCGCCGTCTCCTCCAACGAGATCCGCGCCGAGGCTCAGGAACTCCAGAGGCACGGCCTCGAGGTCGGTGACGACTTCGTGGTTGACCGCGCCACAAGGATCGACGGGCTTGCCGCGGGGATCCACAAGGAACTCCCGAACGTCCAGAACAAGCCGAGCGAGCTCATGGACCTCCTCAAGTGGGGAGCCATCGCCGCGGTGCTCGTCGCGGTCGTGGTGCTCCTGTGGCAGACGGGAATCGGATCAACGATGAAGGCAATCCTCGGGCTCATCCCGAGGGCAACGAGGACTGACGCGACCCTGGCCGCTTCAGCCCTCTCGGAACAGAAGCCAGAGACCATCAGGGAGTGGATCGCAGCCAAGAGGGCAAGCGACCCGCTCTGGGACAGGGCGTTCAAGGACGCCAAGAAGGAGTTGAAATGATCGTGGGAGACATCGTCATCGCCGCCTGCATCCTCGTCATCGGTGCCGCGGTCGGCTACTGGCTGTGCAAGAACAAGAAACTGAACTTCTGAGAAGGACAGATAGTGGAACTTTAAGTTCTACCTGACAAACACATCCATCCGGGCACGGGAAGCCGTGCTCGGGTGATTCAACGCTTCCGCGGTTCTCCTGGCAGGGAACCGTGGATGAGGTCCGGGGACAGACGCCCCGCATCCGCTGAGGCCCCATGCGTGGGACACCCTCGCGTCGATGCCGGACGTCGCACGGGCTGACCCGTACTGCCATCGCATATTCACACAAGGAGTCACCACAATGGCTGGTGAATTCAACTTCACGGGGAACCGCTCCGGCGCGCTCAACGCCGGCGCAGACAAGCGTGAGCTGTTCCTCAAGGTTTTCAGCGGCGAGATCCTCTCGAACTACGAGACCAAGCTCGTCCTCGCCCCCCTCGTCCGCAACCGCACCATCGCCGTCGGCAAGAGCGCGACCTTCCCGATCTACGGCAAGGCGTCCGCCAAGTGGCACACCCCGGGGCAGAACATCCTCGAGGCGTCCGCGTCGATGCTCTCCGACTTCAAGTACGGCGAGCGCGTCATCAACATCGACAACATGCTGACGGCGAACACGCTGATCCATGATGTCGACGAGCTCCTCAACCATTGGGACGTCCGTGGTCCCATCGCCCAGGAGCTCGGCTGGGCCCTCGCCCGTGCTATGGACGGCATGGCGATGCGTACCATGATCGCGGCTTCGGTCTCGACGAACCCGATCTCGAACACCTCCGGCAACGGCACCGCGCTCTCCGGCGAGACGATCACCACCGGCACCGCTGGTTCGGTGACCGGCCCCCAGATCGTCGATGCCCTGTTCAGCGCCCAGGAGAAGTTCGACAACAAGGACGTTCCGGAGTCGGGTCGCTTCTGCATCGTCCGTCCGGAGCAGTACAACCTCGTCCTCGCGGCGGCCGGCAACTCCTCCTACGCCTTCCGCTTCTCGTCGGACTTCAACGGCGGCACCGCGAACGCCGGCATGGGCACCGCGGCTCCCGTCGAGATCGCCGGGTTCAAGGTGCTCAAGAGCAACCTGTTCCCCCGTGATGTCGGTGACGAGTCGTCTGACGCCCTGTACGGCAACGCCAACATCGCCAACGATGTCTTCGGCGGCAACGGCACGGGCTACGGATACGGCGCCAGCAACATCGACTACTGGGGCATCTGCGGTCACGCGGACGCCATCGGTGTCGTCAAGAAGCTGGACGTCGCCACGGAGATGGAGCGCAAGATCGAGTACCAGGGCACCCTGGTCGTCTCGAAGCTCATGGCCGGCTTCGGCGTCCTCCGTCCGGAGTGCGCCATCGGCCTCAAGTGGACCGCCTGATAGCGGTTCGCTGAGTCACTAACAACTACCGCCTGCCAGGGGAAACCCTGGTAGGTGGATTCCTCCTTTCCTCCCGGCC